AATCTGCAAATACGTTGCACTGAGAGGGTTAGAGTTTTCAATGATAAAGTCATTTTCTGCCGGGGAGGCGATAAACCTCACCCCTGCATTATCTGCGGTACCATCCGTTGAATCACTCCAGTTCGGAGATGGCTGGCATATAAACGTGTTGTTTTTATAGATACCCGTGCCATTTACAACCGGATTCTCTGCATTACTCAGGAACCTCAACCGCCCAGTGACTGGTGAGACAAGATTGCGGAACGTGTTATGCTGAATGTCTAGGCCTGTAGCATTTGAGCCCTCTATCGCAGCCGGGTAATCCACTGATTTCCATGTGCCATTTGTATTCCTATTTTCATGTTCAAGAAATGGGTCAGCATCAAAGAAGTTGTTTTTAATATCTAAGCCACCTGACGGGATGCCCAGTGTGACCGAGTTACCAAACTTACCCGATGTTAGCTTAATGCCTGACCGATTATATCTCTTCAGTTTGTTACCCTTAGCTCGAATACCATTGAGATATTTCGCCTGACTCAAGTCAACTGGGTCATTGAATCCAATAATTGTATTATCGAGGAAATCCACATCGGCGAATCCGAATAATGCACTGGAGCTGTTTGATCTGATGTTTATCCCGCGACCTGACCTCATACCCCCACTGACATCGGGGTCTACCCATCCCGTTGGTGTGAATGCCGTGTGCTCAAAACCCCAGTCTGAATATTTGCCTGTGTAGGGTAGAGTTCTGACAATGATATTGTCAGATATCTGTCCATACCTCATCCCTCCCGATGGAGATATCTTTCCAAACGATGACAAAAAATATTCTTCAGGGAGGATGAATCGCTTATTTACGTAGTCGAATTGACCCGGTATTCCGAATGCATCACCTTGCCTAACGATACGAGTCATTAGGGTGATCCCCGTATTCCATGGGTCATCTAACGCGGTTGAGCCATCAATATCAGTTTCACCATTGTAGGCTACGTTTGATGCCCCAGCGTGATACATCCAGACAGCCGAAATCGGATCTTCAATGATATTATCTTTGATGTTAATTGAAACGTTATCATTCAACCCCTCCGTATCGTCAGTTCCACCTGCAATTATCCCAGACTCCTTGGGTCGTTTTAGGGTATTACCGATAATGGATGTTGTTGTCGCGCCTAGCGCCCGAATACCCTTGGCATCGATAGCGATATTGCTCGTTATTGAGGTTGTCGTCTCTTTAACATCTCCCCACGGCGTTAAATCCTCTCCCCCGTAGTTAGTGCCTGTAGTTATGCAATCATCCCCGCAATATTTAATAATATTGGTGTGTATATTTACATGTTGATTGCCCAACGCCCTAATCGCGTCCCGCATGGAATAATTGATGAAACAACCGTGTATCTCGACATTTTTATTTCGTGTAACGAGAATAGAAAAGCCTCTTGACCACTCAACCTCCACGCCACGGATAATTACCTTCTTGTAATACCCAACCTGTATCGGAGTTTCAGTGGTTGTTTTAGTGTAATCATAGCCAATATTAAAAGACGAGTCATATTCATAGAATGCATTTTCTTCACCGTAGATAGAAAAATCAGCCAGCAGACACGTTTCTATATTTTTCCATTTATCGCCTTTATCCCAGAATCCCAGTGATGAAATAACCGCACCCGTACCTTTTGCAGTTTTTAATATGGTTGAACCGGCACCATCGCCAATAACCCCGAGGTTGGCAGGGAACGAACCAGACAGAACATTATATAAGCCCGCTGGAGCATAAAGGCGCTTACCGACAGATAGCGCATATGTGCTGGCGTAGTTAAAATGGACGGTCAAGTCTTTAGTGCTCTCTTTTTTCGCAATTAAAACGTACTCATCGCCTGAGATAAAATCCAAAACGGAAACCATTGAAGCCAGTTTCATATAAACCGAAATAGGGGTTGAACCCTCTGACCTTAGTTTATGAACCAGTAAATTATCCCCTAATTGTGGATCACTAGATGCCATTGCGGCAAATACCTCTGCCGCCGAACCCGATTCAGGCACGATCGCTTTCGGGTTACCCTGTCCATCAAACGACAACAGCTTATTCTTCCGCTGCTCTGCGTTAGGCAATATAGGTACTGACGTTTCAGGGACTCGTAATGAACGCTGAAAGTTAGCGTTAATCTTTTCGTTCAGATTACTATCAGCTTCCTGCCAATCTTCGGTATTACTCGCTATCTGATTATCAACATACTTCTTTGTCGCGGCATCCTGAGGCCGTGACGGGTCACGTAGATTGCGAATGTAATTACCCATCGCATCATAGTAATTAGCCAAGAATGACGGTTTGCGAAGTGACAGAGAGAACACGCTACGCAACTGCTGAATAAGCATTGTCAGCTTATCGAAAGCATCCTCGTGGACTTCTGCGAAAAACTTACCCTGATTGCGTAAATCAGTTTCTTGGGTAGCGGGTAGTTCACGCGAAATAGAGATCTGTATGCCAGTAGCGAGCGGCGCTTTGAGTACCACGCTACCACCACGAAAGCTGCCAGCACCAGTGACGGTATAGTCTGTGTCCAGTCTAAGAGTGGTGACGTCTTCTCCTTGCACCAGGGTAACAACGAGATCGCTCTTTTTAAAAATACGGAAGGTGTATGGGAAGGTCGTAGTAACGCCGTTCCCTACGTAATCGTTATGGTCGATTTCGGTTGAGACCGTCATATCTCTATAGCTCCGAGAGGAACGGCTCGCCCATTGCGACCGTTTCAATGACCATTCTATATACCAAATAACCAAACATGAATTAATTGGTTTGTTTTAACCTAAGAAATTACCTTATTGGTAATTTATTTTTCTGGAAGATTCTTATTCATTTTGTTATATGTATATATATACAGTATTCCAGAGAGGACAGCACATGTCATCACCGTATAACTACCCACTAACTGAGGGTGACGAAGAACGGATACATAGCCCGGAAGGGGTCAGGGCTTTGATTGAAGAGTCGAATTTAATGCACCTGCTCAGGAGGCTTGATAGTGACGGGTATGATGTAAGCGGAGCCGCTGCGGAACTGACAGCGCTGATTAATTACGTCAGTAACACCAGTGTGTCTATGGGGGATCTGTTAACTCACCTGGACTATTGTACTTCGGTCATCAAAAACAGCTTAAAGAAATAACCGTAAATGGTTTTAATTTACCTTTGGCGGTTTAATTATTATTTAAGCTATTGCGACAATACATACGCCATTCATCTTGATCAGCCCCGCATTAAACACTACCTTTTAGGTAAATTTTGCGGGGTATTGACATGGAAATATTCTGGATAGTTGTCGGCGTAGTGGTAGTAATAATTTACCTTATAAATCAGAACAGAACTAAAAGGTCTGATCGCGTTGTTATTCGACAAGAAAAAACAATAAAGACCGATGATGGAGAAATAAAAATACAACGGACGCAGATTATTGATAGCGCATCAACTAAATATCATAGACCCGGCAGCATTCCTGACGCTTCAACAACATCTCAATATGACCAGTCTGTAATTGAAGCGTACAACAGCAAGCCTATTACTACAGTTAAAGAGATATCAGCATCTCAACCAAAGCCATTTACAGCAGAGCTACCTAGCGGGGTATCAAAACGCCCTGCTTATCATGGTAGATTTCCAGAAACCAGACAGCCAGCACCAGCACCAGCACCAGCACCAGCAGGAATTATATCGACCGATAAAAAGCAGTGCACAAGATGCAGAATAAATTTACCAGCTGATAAATTTTATAAATCATCAAAGAATGATGACGGTCTTACTAAATGGTGTGCAAGCTGCCTATCTGGACCAGATAACACTAAGCATATGAAGTGGTGCCCAATCTGCAAAGTTCGTCGTAAGCGGACAAGTTTTTATCCAAATACAGCAAATGCAGACAAACTAATGGCTTGGTGTAAAATTTGTTGGGATAAGCATAAGGCGAAGTGACAGGCCGCAAAAGCGGCCTTTTATTAATACTACGCGGTGCAATTATTACCACGCCAAGTTATGTTTTTTATAATTTTATCCTCGCCAAATTCCACGTAGATATTACATGCAAGGTTAACTGAGTACCCACCAGTGGAATATGAGTTGGTCGTTGCATATAAGCTATTCCCTACAACATTAGCATTTGTGTTATACGTTGTTGTCTGTGGGATATATACCGAACCAGTGTTTCCGTATACATATACTCGATTGCCATCTGGGGATGTTAATTCCCCGTTTGGATACCCCCATTCCTGCACCATAGAATTTATGGGTTGCCCCATCCACGAATCCATATTGGATGCGAATTGTTGAGACGTCTGACACCCAGCCAAAATAACACCAGCTAAAACCAGAAGTATTTTTTTCATAATTATCCTGCTTATTGTGGCGTGACATCCTGAGGACGCCACCAGTATGTTTGATTAAATTCTTTTTTAGATCTCTGTTCCATCTTACGCAGATAGCCAGGTGAAAAATACTCCTGCATCTGGTTAAAGATCATATGGTCTAATGCAGCTTTCGCGTACCAAAGATTAGCGCCAGGCAACAGCCCCTTACCAAGCTTAACCAGGTCACCGCCCGTCTGTTCGTTTTTCCCTTCAACAGCGTTCAGTGGTATACCTTGTCCAAGCTTAACCACGTCATCCACTAGCCCAGCGACAGGACCAAGCATAGAAGCAAGCGCGCCGCCACCATATCGAGTATGGTCAGAGAAAAGGAAATCACCATATAACCCAAGACCACCGCCTTTTAAGAGAGCATTCAGCCAGAACTTACCAGCATGCTCTCCAGCCATATCTTTTGGATTGCGCCCATTAACCAAGTCGGTTATCTGCATCGACATGCCGCCAAGTATTGTTGTACTGGCGACGAATGACGCGAGGTAAGCGGCTCGACCACCAGCTGACGGCATACCCATGGCGCGTGACCAGTGACGCATAACCACAGATATTGGGAAGGACTTGAACAGAAATATACTGCGGGTAAGCTCCCCCTTTAGCGTTCCGCGCTGCAATCCGCCACCCGTTACCATTTGTTCACGCGCTCCTGGAGTGATGACGGCGATATCAACCTCTTCGGAAACAGCGCCCAGCAAACGGCGCATAGCATCAAACTTAACGCGCTCAGGTGAGCCGAGGTGTTTAACGGCATCATCAGGTATACGCATGATACTTTCAGGGGTGAGCATGGTTGTATTGCCGTTACCCCAATCCTCTTGCTGTGCCAATTTCCAGACAGAGAAATCCCGCTCCGTAATACCTTTGCTTATCAGGATCCGATGGTCATCAGGTGACAGGCTTTTCAGGTCTGGAGTGCGGGAAATAACATCGCCAATACTGCCCATCATCGTGACGCCATAGGCTCGCTTATGAGCGTCAGACCATGCAGTAAGCCCGCTGGCTCTCATGACTGCTGTCGCTGCCCATCGCGCCTTTGACGGACCCATATTATCCATCGCCCAGCGGTTAACGCTGCCGAGTAAGGATTCCATTGCCAAGCCAGCTCGGCGTGCTCTTGCCAGTTCCGTTTTATTTGTCGGGTCCATTACTTCAAGCTGGTTTTTTAACAGCTGATTCATTGGCAGATTGGTTACTTTAGCTGACAGGTACATAGTGCCGAGATCAGAGAATGAGGCCAGCAGTGCAGAGCCTAAGCGACTGGCAACCATCCAGTTACGGATGTTGTCAGACCATCTGGCAATGTGAGGGTTAGCTATTGGCTGGGTTTTGCCGGCGATAAAGTTGTAAAGATTCTCTGTGCTATTGGCTAATCTCTCGACTCGTCCGGTACGTGATGGATCTGCTAGTGCCGTTTCAGATTTAAGGTCATTCAGCAGGGATTGGAATACATGGTCAGGGTTCGGTCCATAGGTTTCAACCAGTGCAATATCTTTGCTTATCCCTTCAAGATGTCCAACCATAACTTCCCACAATGAGCGATCGCCGTATTGTTTTTGGTACTCCAGATAAGCGTCAGCGTCTTTGAAGTGGATTTGACGTGAAGCGTTGCCACGATTAGCGCGGGAACCTGATATTTTCATCCCGGTACCGCCGAGTTTATTCAGCCCACCCGTGGCGATCGTGTTGAATGCCTCACCAAGAAAATCAGTAAGCTCTGAATCACTCATCAGCCGACCGTCTTCTTTCGTGTAGTATTTACGGTCCAGCTTCCCGATTATGTCACTCACCCATTTATCTCGAGAGACTCGACCTACCTTATCCATAGAGTGATGCTGAGGGATCCCCCACGTTTCAAGATAGCCAACATCACCACCAGCATCATTGAAACGCCGGCGCAGTAGTTCTGTTGTGTCTTTCCACGCTTTTGCCCCAGCCTTGGCTTTGGGGTTATTGGTTTTTTGTCCTCTAATTTCATAAACCAGATCACGTACTCCAGCCTCATCTTCAAACAAGCCAAAGAAACGAGGATCTACAGCCTCGAAAGCTTCTTGTAACTGGCTTAGGGCATAATCTCGCGTGGCCTTGCCGCGAGATTCTACGGACATAAAATTAGATTTACCGTCAGCATGAAAGGCGATGGTCCGATTAAGCGCCTCTAGCTTGCCATCTTTGCCATCGTAGCTATCAATGAAATCATCCAGGCGCTTTCTTGCAAGAATGGTCAGTGCTACGCGGCGTTTTTTCAGCCCAGCCTCTTGCTGCAGTTCATCAGAGGCTAGTTGACCCGCGCGGCGCAGTCTTTCTGAATCAGTCATCTGTCGCCATGACGCAGGATCATTACGCGCAAGCTGCCGCATATTCCGGTAAATACGGTCCTCAATATTCTTTATTTCGCTGGCGGTTAAGTTACGCTGAGCGGCCTGCTGCACTGCCTGAATACATTCCTGTCTCATAAAATTATCCTCTCAGAAAACATGCAACAGCCACATCAAACAGGCTGGAATCTTTAACGGCTTGCTCATGCTCACGGTTAGCGGCATCAAGCATTTCTCTGGCACTGCGTTGTTGTGGGTTACCTTCATCATCCAGCATTGTGATCATCATATCCGGAGTTGACGTTAGAGAGTCTTCAGCGGCGCGCATATCGGTATCAGTCGCCTGTTCATGTGTTGGTCTGGTCGTGGTTTCTTTTGCAGTAATTGGTGCATCGATAGCTGGCAGTGGTTCTGCCGCAACTTCTGGCGTACGGTAGTAAGATAGAGCCTGATTATCTGCTGTTACTTCGGCTTGCTGACGGCGCGACAACTCCGCTCTAGCCTCGAAGAATTCACCGCCCGGCTCATGAGGTGCTAGAGCGTTACGCGAGAACTCAATACGGCCTTGAGCCTCAGTTATTTTTTTGTCTATATCGCGTAGGCGAGACTGTTTATCAGATCTTGCTGCTGATAATGCCTTGCCGCGACCAGTAGCCTCTTTAGCAAGTATCTCGTTTTTTTGTTCGGTCAGGTTATTGATTATTCTCTGGCTATTCGCTATTTCAGACTGATAAACCTTCCTGTCACCCCGGGATAAAACCTGTGCCGCCTGCTGTTCCAGCGCATTAGTGCTTAATACCTGCTGCATAGCACCTTCATCAGTGCGCAACAGGGATTCATCCAACACCTGAGATATGAGACTGCGACGAGCTGGTATATCTGAGAATGCCGCCACTTCGGTTATGCTGGCCACATCTACAGGGTTGCCCTCGCTTAAATCTCTCATAGCCTTTTGCAGTGCTTGGGTATGCGCGTTGCGAGATAGGACGTTAACAGGAATGCCAGGAGCTGCATCTATCTCTGCATGGTGAGAAGCATTAGCAGCAAGCGCCGCGTCCACATCTGCTGGTGTAAACTCTGGAGCCTTGACGGACTCGCCTCTTGAGTTAATGAATCGACCCACGCCACCGAACGCCACACCAAGCACAGCATCAATAGCGATAGACTGGCTATCGAATACCTCGTACTGCCGCGCCATTTCGTTATATCCGCCATTGCGGAGCGTCTGCGCCGTCAGACCGCGCTGCGCCATACCAAAGGCAACGTTTGTTCCGGCTGCGTAAGAAATGTCAGGTGCGGATCTGGCGGTGGCGGCGGCAATGTTACGAGCGGCATTGCCACCAGCGCCGGCCAGCTGAGCGCCCACACTTTCAGCAACAGCACCACCAGCGCGAAGCCCAAGACTCATAGGGATCAGGGTACCCGCACCAGCGGTAATGCCCTGGATTAACCCAGCCTCCTGTGCGGTACCGAAGTCCACACCCTTAGCTCTTAAACTCTCGAATTCAGAGAACCCCTGCAGCGCGGTTACTGCGGCAGCTCCGCCCATTGGGCCAGCAAGAACTGTACCAGCTATCGCCTGACCTCCCATATCGAACAGACCATGTAATACCTGCCCTGCGGTACCCGTTGTGGCAGCGTCAGGCGTAAGCCGTTTAACCTGTTGTTGGGCTAGTTTTCTTTGCTCCGCAATAAACTCAAGGGATGAGTCAGTAAGGCCAGTATTCTGATTAACAAAATCAGCGACAGGCGACACGACCTTATCCAGCCCATAGCAATTGATCGGGTTTTGCCACCAGTCCAGAGTAAAGCCCATCAGCACCAGCAGAAAGAGCGCCATCAAAGAAACCAACATCTGTACTGGCGGCGCTAACCGGATTCGATGCCGCTGTGTCCATCTGCTGATTCTGGTTGACCGGGTTAAGTCCGAAGTAACTCATTGAGGTATGTCTCCAGCAAAGCGAAGCTTCTGTTGAGTCAGGTCGATAACAACTGGCGTGCCGTCCTGTTTAGTCAGGTACCCAGTACCGAGCTTGATCAGATACTGACTATCACCATAACTTTGCAGCCCGTACTGCCCGGAAGGAGCCCTGATCCCTGCATCAGTGACTTGCTCTTTCCATGCTTGGTTGACCTGAGTATCAAACTGTTCTGGTGACATACCCCACGGCAGCAGGATATGACCCATGCCGTTATAATCATGAATTCCGCCAGTCGCCACGTTAACAGCCTGTTTCCAGGTGTCGCCGTCAATCTCTCCGGACACAATCCCTTTCTTCTCCATAACCCCAGCGTAATAGTCTTTAGCAATTTCATAGGCCATAGCCGCGCCGTTTGAATCGCCGGCGAAAGCATCCTGAACCATATCTGCGAATTCAGGACGCAATTCGGTATCCTTAGGCATCGGAATCCCTTTCCCGTCTTTTGTTCCCTTACGTGCAGCAGATCCAGCCAAAATTGTTTGCGCTGCGGTTTCTGGTGAAACGGACACATCAGAGCTAAACCAGTTCTTTTGAGCCAACACACCGCCTGGCTTATCCATCAGTATCCCGGCAACGGCTGCCGCTGGTGCATTCGCGCTAATCTGTTGTAGAGCTGCCATATACATCTGACCGCCTCCAGT